GATAAAATGAAACGATACCCACATAAAAAAGTACCCTATGAATAAATGAAATGAAAAAATTTTCCAAAGGTAGTACCTACATCAATCAACGAAAATTTTCGAACAATTCTGCTAATTGGTCAAATCGATGAACCGAACAATTAGCGTGTTGCAATTTTGCAACGCCCGGCCAGGTTTACGGAAAATTGCTTTTATACTTTACCCCGTGAAAGTGGGGCCTGCCTCAAAATATCCACGAAATCAAAAATCAAAATATCCACGAAATCAAAAATCAAAATATCCACGAAATCAAAAATTGAACCTCAATCTATAAAATCAATCCACGAAATTTGACTTTTCTTCCGCACACGCGTATAATATAATCAGGAGGGTACAAAATGAATCGATTAAAACTAGATTTTACATTAGAGTCTGCTAAAGAACGCATTGACTTTATTAATAGATATATAACGCAATTTGATACGCTTACCCCACAAGAGGCAACAACAATCGCAAATTATCTGCTTTGGGGCAAAGACGAAACAGGCACCGCAATTGGCTCAGACCTCAATCTCGAAACAAAATGGAGTAAAGAAGAAAACTCCCCCGACTCACTCGAAGCAGTCCTCGAATCAACTTCCGCTTCTCACATTTACGTTAGAGGGTTGGACGAAGCCACCGTTTACAAGAAACCGCGGGTTGTCTTCGACCGAAACGAGGCCCGCGCAAATGCACCAGACTGCGTTAAAGAGGCCCTAGAAAATCTTTGGCGCCTCATTGACGAAATCGACTTGGAGATTTGTTTTTACGAAGAGCGCATAGGGAAAAGAAAGAAGCCACCAAGAGAAACTCTTCTAAAAAAATTCTCTTCCGAAGAAGTCGAACGTATACGTGCGCGCAGCCAAAAACTCAACCAATATACCTATTTGAAAAAGCGCCACCAACTCGTAGACTTGCGTCGTGAACAATTCACAATTAGAGATTCCTATCAGTCAACCATCGCATTTGGACAGACCTTAAGCGCGCCGCACAAAGACTCAACCGTTTTTGATTGCGACATTGAGGTTTTACCGTTAGGACTCGCAGACACAACAATTGGCCGCATAATTTTTGACAAAAATTTCGACCCCGCGCAACTCTCCGAACAACAACTACAACAAATTAGTCAGTTGGTCTGGAGAAAAAAAGAAGATTTCGAAACCTCTTTCGACTTCCGAGATTTAGAAAGCGTTTACCAGCTTTACCTATATAGATTTGAAATTATGGACCAAGCTGAAAGAGACGAAGCCGACTCTAAAATTGAGAGCAACCAAAAAGGTTTAATACGAACGCTCGAATTTTATGAAGATATGGCAGAATTGACAGACTTACAACTAGAAGTTCTAAGACTTAAAGAAAAGAAGGTTAAAAACGCGGAAATTGCAGAGATTATTAATAGGAAATACGGGAAGGGGTATACTGCAAATTATATTAGTACGATTTTTAGACAAAAGATTATAGGGAAAATTAATGAAACTGCGGAACTTCATAGAGAGACGATTGAGAATTGTTTTTTTCCAGAGAACTTTAAGAAATGTACTTGCTGCGGCCGGGTCCTATTGTTGGATGCGCGCAATTGGGTGAGGAAATCTAGGAGTAAAGATGGATTTCAGAATAAGTGTAAGAGGTGTGAAAGGGAGGAAAGAAAAAAGAGAAATGGATAGAGATGAGAGGAAAATTAGTAAAGGACAGAAAAGAATTGTAGAGAGGATTTGTAAATTGGAACCACAGGAATTTATGGGGATTTGTAAGATTCTTGGGGTTAAGATTTATGAAGAGATAGATAAGGGAGAAGAGAAAGAGAAGTTGAATGTAGAGGCGCGGCCAGCCGAAAAGTTGATTGAAGAAGTCATTGAAAAGGTTGTGGAATTGAATAGAACGCAAAGAAGAAATTTGGATAAGCTGCTGAAGGCCGCAACCAAAGGAGAAAAGTGATGGCACTTAAACCAGTTTTTGACATAGACTTTGAAGAAAAGAAATGCGAATGCTGCGGCCGCGCGAAATCGTCCTTAAGTTATCTACCTACTAATTCTTTTCTTTTCCCTTCTGGTTATATTAATATTTGTACTGATTGTCTTGGTAAACGCTTAATGGTTGATGAGTCTTGGGAAGTTATGGATAAGATTTGTCAATATTTAGATATTCCTTTTGACTTGAAGAAATTTGAAGAGCTAAAGAAAACCCATGAGGATGCGCCCGCGCAACTTCTACAGGCTTACGTTATACAATTTGGTGGCAAGGAATATGAGGGGATTGATTGGTCCTCTTACGAAGATGCCTATAAAGAGTTGGAGGCACGTGGTGCGCTTGTTGATGCTGTGCCGGGGCTTGCAGAAGAAGAACAAAGAAAGCTTCAAGAAAAATGGGGTTATAATTATGATGAAGAGGCACTCAATTATTTAGAAAATTTATATGATGGGTTATTATTGACTCAAAATATCAATGGCGCGCTTCAAGGTGACCAAGCACTTAAGATTTGTAAGATTTCTTATGAGATTGACTGTAGAATTAGAGAAGGCGCAGATTTTGATAAGTTACTTGCTTCTTATGATAAGTTGGTTAAAACGGGAGAATTTACGCCGAAGAACGTGAAGAATGCGAGTGACTTTGAGTCGATGGGAGAGTTATGCAGATGGCTCGAAAAAAGAGGATTTATCAATCCTTTTTATGATGGAGAGACAAGAGATATAGTTGATGAGACTATTAAGAATATACAGAGTTGGAATCAGAGGTTGTATACAAATGAAAGTGGAATTGGAGATGAGATTACACAACGTATACAAGCTTTGAAGACTGCGGCAGAGCTTGAGAATTACTATGATTTGAATCAAGATGATACAGACTTTGACAACTATGAGAATCAAGGATTTGAAGAGTTATATGCGGATGAAGAGTTTTCTGCCGATCTCTCCGAGGAGGAGGGCAGCTAATGCAAGAAAAACGAAGAAAAGTTATTTTAAGCGCACGACAAGAATTAATGGCTGATGAGTTCGTTGAACGCGCAGAGCGCGAAGGCATAGAACTTGAGAAAGGCGCCGTATTGACTAATGAATATTTAGAAAGACATTATAGTGAATTGACTAAATGGGTTAATTTATTTACGGTTTATCCAGATTATTATTTAGATTTAATAAGACCCGCTGATTCAGAGTTTAGTCTTTTCTTTTACCAAAGATTTACACTGCGCGCTCTCATGCGTTTTAAAGACGTGTTCATAACGGCGCCACGTGCATTTTCAAAATCATTTATTACTATTCTGGCTCTTTTCTTACAATGTGTATTTATACCAGGGCGCAAAGTATTTATGACTGCGAATACTAAACAACAGGCCGCGCAAATTACAAAAGAAAAGATTTATGAAATTTATGATCATTGGCCCTTACTTAAAAAGGAAGTTATTGGTTGGGAGTTGAGCGATTATCCAGGCAATTTCGGAAAAGATTATGTAACGCTCAAATTCCGTAATGGTTCTGTATTTGATGTAGTGCTTGCTGGAGATGCCGCACGTGGAGGGCGCCGGCATGGTGGAATGATCGATGAGATACGAGATGGTGATGAAGAGATGATTAACTCTGTAGTAATTCCGCTTGTAAATGTATCTCGTCGTTTACCAAATAATACAGTTAATGACAATGAGCCAAATCAACAGATTATAGCTACGACATCTGCGGGAAGTAAAACTTCTTTTGCATATGATCGTTTAATAGATACTTTTGAAAACGCAATAATTGATCCAGACCACGCTTTCATGTTTGGATGCGATTGGCGGCTGCCCGCCATGCACGGACTTATTGATAAACAATATATTAATAAATTAAAGATGAGTCCATCTTATAATGCGGAATCATTTGCTACTGAGTACTTGTCTCTTTGGCAAGGTTCTAGTGAAGATGCGTGGTTCTCATATGAACGTTTAACCAAATACAGAAAAATAAAAAATCCTGAAACGCACGCAATTAATAGACCCGGATCGGAACAATTCTACTTAATATCAGTAGACGTAGGTCGTTTAAGCGACCAAACCGCAGTTTCAATTTTTAGAGTTAATGTGACTAATCAAAAATATTATGCGACTCTAGTCAATTTGATTGTACTGGGCCGCACTCCAAAAACTAAGCCCTTTTCAATTCAAGCAGTTGATTTGAAAAAAATTATTGCTGATTTCAATCCGCGCGAAGTCGTGATTGATACGAATGGATTAGGTATTGGTTTAGCAGATGAAATGATTAAGCCGCATTATGATGAAATGGGCAATTTTTTACCAGCATATGGCTTTTCAAACGATGATAATTATAAAGCCATTCAGCCAAAGGATGCACAAAAAATTCTTTATGGAATAAAGGCCAATCAATCGCTAAATTCTAAAATTCATGGCAACTGCTATTCCCGCTTAACAAGCGGAATGGTGCGTTTCTTAATAAAAGAACAAGAA